CTCTTGATAGATGCTGCGCTGGACGTATGCAATATCAGACAAATCTGACACGCCTATGCCTCTGGTCACTGATCGTTGAGCAGGAAGGAACACAGCGGGTATTTCAGCTAATGGATTCTCAAGCTCCTCAATTAACATCTCATCACCATCCACTACTTTCCAGACTTGGATAGTGTCTTTCTGCCATACGCGATAAAATGTTTCTTCTTCACCATCAGTATTTAGACCAGCCGACTCAAGTACCTTAAGATAACAAAGCACAAACCGACCACTTTCTGATCGCTCATACTCCCAGTTTAAGACGTTCTCTGGCGTGAACATGGTCACATAGGGGCGAATGTCCTGGGCTAACTCTTCGGCTCTTGTACCCGCATTAGACTTAGGCTTATCGAGCATGATCCAAACGTGACCATAGACGGATGCCCACACCTGTGCCTCACGCATAAACGTATTCAATGAACGCCCATCAAGATCACAATCCTTCAGGAACGGATCAAGCGCCACATTGCCAGCGAGAGCATTAAAGGTTCTGGTTGGTGGTACGCGCCATAAGAACGACGAATAGATATGCGTGATGTTCTTGGCGTGGTTGTCCATGCATGTTAGGTCGAGTCTGCGCTGGTAGCTGTCCTCATCCTCATTGACATAATGCGTAAGGTATCTGCCCTCACGATAATCTGCCCCACCCAGGTAAGAACGCAGATAAAACGACCATCTGTCTTTATACTTCTCGTACTCTGGATGCGTATCTTCAATCTGTATTTTTGCCATTTATGTCCACCGGGTAGGCTGTTGCACTTGGTAATCTGTTCTAACTGGAAATAGGTACTCAACCATATAGCCGAGCGCATCGTTCATGTGGTCATAACCATCATCTTTGTTAGGCTGGCTTGTCCCTTCTTTGTAGGTCTGCCGCTCTAATGATTTGATGGTTTGCTTACAGTTCTCAGTAAAAAACAGATGTCGTTTCCCATCCCCGGTCTTGAGCCGTGAATTGACAGCGTTAATGCGGTCACGGATAGCAGGATGAGCCTTCTTGGCCTTAGTCATAAAGCCAGCATTTTGTAATATAGATAGGTCTGTTCGACCCGCGGCTGATGTCTTTCTTTGACGAGCCGCAGGATCGGGGTAGATTATTGTTTGTCGATTGGGATAGCGTTGATGTATTTCTTTAGCCATCTCATCGCTGTTTGAGCCATAGATAACCACCTCGTCTATGCAGATGAGATCACTACCCCTGCGTTGTGCAATGACAGCACTCATAGGGTCTATGTTAAAGTCCATTCCGATGTGCAAGACACCACCATCATCCTCCGCCTTGACAACAGATGTTGCTCGGTCAAAAGCCCAGTAAATCAACCCAGAATAGGTAACGAATTCACTTAGATATTCTTGAGCAAAGGTGCGCTGATCAAGATCAGACTTTGCTTGCTCAACTTCGCTTGGCAGCACATTGCCGCCCTCAACAGTCGTATACTGAAAGCTCTCCCACTCATCCGCACCATCAACGCCTTTTGCCCACAAATCATAGAAGTGGTTGCGGCCTTTAGGTGTGCCTATAAACAAGGCTCTAGTCGGGCTATCCTCTGAATGGCGATCAGATAGCGATGGCCTTAGAACCTCAAACCATGCCTCTGGACGCATATCAGCAAACTCATCCAGCACAACAAAGTCTAATGCTCTGCCTCTTAAGTTGTTTGGTTTCTCTGCCCCCTTAAGAGCAATCGTTGAGCCATTGATTAGCTTTATGGTTAACGCTGTTTCATTAGTCTTGACCAAATACTCGTCGGGAATCATCTGTATAAGTAAGTCCCATTCGATCTCTTTTGCCATTCCGTAAGTAGGACAACAATAAAAACAGTTTTTGTTCTTGCCTGATATGGCAGCTCTAAGTAATTCAGCCCCAGCTAGAAAGCTTTTACCAAATCTGCGTCCAGCAACCACAGCCCTAAAGCGCGATTGACTTAGCCATATCTCACTCTGAGGTAGCGTTAGCTGCACGACCATCCACTACGATATTAATTGCGGGTATCTCTTGCGCTTCTGGCTGCTCTTCTTTCCAGCCTCCCTGAGTCTTTAGGTAAAAAATATTAGCCGCTACGTTGCCATCTGTGGCTAATTTAACGAGGTTAGAACCCATGTCACTGATCTGTTTTACTCTCCCTTTTTTATAGGCATCAGATACTTCGGGTTGACGCGCCTCAATCGCTCTCAAAGTAGTCTCTGAAATGCCAAAATAATCCGCTATCTGCCCCTTCGTTAATACAGCAGCAAGCGCCTTTAATTCGATAACTTGTTCATCACTAAAAACGATAAGCGGCTTACCACCGCCATCACCTTGATTGCCTACTTTCATTTGTTATTAATAATCTTCTGAATGGTCTTTGTTTCCCATATGCGAATACCTAACCAAACAATAGTAAACAGTGAAGCTGTCGGAGGAAGCCACGCAACCATTGATAAAATGCCAGTAGAAGCCGCAGCCAGGTCAATTACATCCTTTCCATAGTTATGATCATCCATTAGTCTTTCGCTTAGGCTTAGGCTCTGGCTCTGGCTTCTCTGCTTTACCTGAGTCAAACAGGAGTGCTTCTGCTAAACGTCTGCGCGTTAACCCAGCAAGGGGCTTACCCTTCACCTTGTCCCATCTTACGATCTGCTCTGATACCTTATCCATCTCGCCAGCGTTTATTACCCGGAGCATTGTGCTTGCTCTTAGATTGCCGCAGCCTAAGTTGTAGCACCAGGAGACTATTGCGTCATGCTGGTGTTGCTTTAAGGGGACGGTAATAAGACGCTTACAATGAGTTTCTACCATAGCAACATCGTCCAGCAGCAAGGCATCAGCCTCTTTCTGCGTAACTGTATCGCCTTCCTCTACATGGCGAGTGTGACCATAGCCAATCGTCCAGACGTTAGCAGAGCATTGATATGCCTCTAACTTGCATCCTTCAAACTCTTTAATAAGGTCAAGGCCAGCGGTTGATATTGTCATGGGTGCCTCTTGTATTATGTAGTTTGGACACCCCACGGCTCTAAAGGGAGTTAGCCGCTTCAATCGGGTGTCTCAGGTCACTCATAGGATAGAGCCGCCCGGAAACGAAAAAACCGCCAATAAAAGCGGTCTGTTGGTCGTGAGCCAAAATGATTAGAATATGGTCACTCTAGTGATTTAAGCATAGTTTTGGTTGACTGTCTACATATACAGTGGATATATGTACAGTAAAAGCGTGTCACATAAAGTGTTGGTACGGTACAGCATTATTTTTGGCTATCTAAGACCGATAAAAATAGCCCTATTGATCTGTTCATCACGGTCAGCATAACGGCTTAGAAGATCAGCAAGCCTTTCTTTCCACACTTTACGCGCTTGGAATCTAGTCACCTTTAATATGGTGGCTAGACTCCGCTCTGTTATGCTCTTGCTTCCTATTCCTTGACATGATTCACACGCCTCAACTCTTGATTCAATAGTAATCTCACCCACACCCTTGCACTTACGGCATCTGTTTGGGCTTATTGACGCTTCTAAGGCGGTCAACGCTAAAGCTGACACGGTTTGCTTGCTCTCTTTGTTTGTTAGCCTAAAGCCCATAATAGAGGCTTCCTTGATCGCCAGCTGATTAAGCTCTGAGCGACCAGAATCATCGAGCGCAAACTTACTAAGGGAGTATAGATAGGTCATTCTGTCCACTCTATTAAGGCAGCAAGCCACATCGCCAGACGTAATGCCTGTATTAGATGAGCCTCTAATTGAGTCTAAGGGTGGGCTTCCAGCACTTAACATCGCTATAACTTCACACATACTATGCACCTGTGGTCATTGAGGGGTTCTGAGCGGTCACTTGTTCCTCTGAAGGAGGTAGTTTTAGCAGCCGCCTGGTTACTTGATCAATTAAATGTCTAATTGCATTAGTCTGAATATCCCCTTGCGTGGTTTTCTGGATATTCCAATAAACTTCAATTAGGTCATCCCAATCGTTGTCAATGCAATCCTGAAACCACGGTTGAAAATCCACCATGCTCATCTCTCCTTTCTAACATCGCCTGTAAATAATCCTGCATCGATCGAATATCCTTGACCGTATAGTCTTGCTGAAACTGCATAGAAATCGTCGCGGTGTTCACCACATATTCAACCTCAAACTCTTCACTCACTTGCTCACCCTCACTGTTTAGTTCCAACTAACTGGCACATAAGCATCGTCAACAAGCATCTGTTTATGCTCCTCCCGGTAGTGCCTGGCGATCTCTTTTCGCAGCACCTTTGTGGTTGGCAATAGCACTTGCCATTTCTCCCTGAGAATGTCCATGTGCGCCTGTCCTAGACGCTCTGTAATCCAGTAGGTAAACTCCACCGGGTTGGCTGTGAAATCCTTGTGGCAGTAATGACAGAGGCTGACCGCGTTATCTAAAGACCAGCGAACACTTTTGGCCCGTCGTCCGAATATATGAGCGCACTCAGTCCTTCCATCTTTGCCGCATTTCTCACACGTTAAGTTCTTGCTAAGACGCACCACGCTACTAAACCATTTGTCTGCTTGATCGCGTTTAATAGGCATTAGCGCCACCCCGAGTGCTTCTGCCAGCCTTTGCACGTTTGGCATATAACCTCGCCTCGACCTGGCTTAACACTGTAGGAACATGTGCAATAGCGTTTAAACAGCTTTTGAAAATGCTTCTTAATAGCGTTGCGCTTGCGCTGATAGAACACCTTTAGCCGCACCCAATTCCAATAGAGGTTAAAATTAATCAAGGCTTGTTCTCCTGACTAGGAAAAGGAACGTGCAGCCCTTTGTTTTCCCCTAGATGCCGAGTGATTATTTCAGCAATTTCGCTGACTTCTTTGCGCTCAAGCTGGGTTGTAGATTTTCGTGCTGGGTATTTGGCAACCTGTACTGTCCTCCAGATTCTTTCTTTCACGCTGCTTTGTGACCAGGGAACATAAAGATCAGACTTTAAAATGGCAGAGCTGATCACCATCTCATAGCCAGAGTCGTTGCAAGCATCTGCAATTTGCCGACAGAATAAATGTATAGAATCATTTTGGATTGATGTTCGTTGCCGCCCTGTTGTCCACTTAAACGTCACATAGCCATTGTTGTTAAACAATTCCTCTGCCCGCTTTAAAAACCCTTTAAAACTATGCTGGCTGTTTACATTAAATTGCTCACCCATCACAACTTCCTTTTCAGCCACTTAGCGCTCAACGCTTCAGTGGTCGTCTGAAAAACAGGTGATATAGTATTGCGCGGTTTTGCTGGCCTCAAAAAATTATCATCAAAAAAATCTACACCTAGCAACCGATTCTTAACTGCAAAAAAACCTAAATCAGAAATGTCACTTATCTGCCAGCGATCATAAAACTCACCCGCCTTAAATCTGCTGTCAGTGCCGATGAACTTATATCGTTTTCGGATTTTGCAAGAGGCCATCAGTTAGCCCAACTGGTGTCGGTTAAAGATTCAAGAATTGATTTGCCTCTGATAGAATCAGACTTAGGCTTTACCGCAATCCTGTTTCTGAGCCATTCTGCTTTGCATGTTCGCCAGCCCGCATCGATTGTTTCTGTGATGACCCACGTTGGGGTTTTTGATAGTTCATCGCAGCACATCTGTACCGTGCCAAGAAAACGATCGAACATCTGTTGAGTCAATGGATGCTTTAGCCCGATTCGGTAGTCTATAAATTCTTTGTATAGATCACCTAAAGGATCATCAACAGAAAAAATGATTCTCTTGTGAACTATGGTTTGTTTAATGGTTTGTTTAATTGGTTTGTTTAATGCAGTGGGTATTAAACACCTCGTATGGGAAGGTGTATTCTGCCTCGAATGGGAGGTGGATTCTGCCTCTAATGCATACGAGGTGGATTTCACCTCTAATGGTTGTACTGTAGCGTCCACTGGAGTCTCAAGACGTACTGGGAACTGCATCGTATAAGTCATATGCCCAGAGAAGCCTTTTTTAAACTTGATCAACCAACCTTTCTTGGCAAGCGATGATGTCCGTTTACCGACACTAGCGAGGTCTTTAATGTTCGCTCTCTCACCAATTTGCTCTCTTGTCGGCCAGACGTTTTCGGTTAATCTTCCGCGATAAGAAAACAGAGCAAGCAACACCCTGCGCTCTTGATCAGTCAAGTCAGGATCGGTTAAAGCCTCTAAGGGAGCGACAAGAATTTTGCTCAACGGCATGCCTTTTATGGGTTAATAGAAGGTCATGTTATACGCGTAAGAGATTATATTCAATAGCGGATTGCGATAATAAAATAATGTATAAAAATTAAATTTTGATCTATCTATATAGCAATGTATTAAATTTTAGTTATGCATAGATAAACATTGCAAATGCTGACTGTTAGCGTATTTATATTTATGCAGCCTTAAATAGTGTTTTTTTCAATCTACTCTGCAGCCTATGCAATTACAATGTTATCTAAGTTTTTAAGTAAAACGCACACGATCACCTTCAAATAATCTAATTGCGACTGATTATTGTTAATATTAAAATAAGCTTTGCAATTGTAAATAATTGAGAGTACTTTCGCAGACCGACTTAAAAAAAATAATAAACAAAACAGAAGGCAAGAATTAAAATGGTTACAAAAATGACAACATATTATTACACCTTGGTCAGCCATACTGGTCGATTTCTGACAGTGCAGATGATTTGGCTTTTGCAGAATGGCGCTGCAAGGGGACTAAACCAATGAACGAACGTGATTTACTAGAGCTTTATAATAAGCTAACAACGAAAGAACAGATGGATTTTAACGATAGACTTAAAGAAGTGATCGGTCATTTACAAGCTTTTGAATATAAGCAATTTCACGAGCGCGATCTTCCTCAGATAATTCCTTAATCAACCTGAGAAACTCCTTTTCTAAAGGGGTATAATCAACCTTAACGTCCCCGGTGGCTGCTCCAGTTGATAACCAACTAGGGTCTACACCCAGCGCAGTACTTAACTCAATTAAATATCTTGATGTTTTATTTTTGTTTAATTCGAGCGCACTGATTCTTGCCTGAGCAACCCCTGAAATCTTAGCTAACATTTCTTGAGTCATTCCAGCATCTTGTCGTGCTTGCTTTACGCGATCACCGACTGACATATACACCTAGAGAATTATTCTAGACAGCATCGTAACCGACAGTACGCTCTCACGCAAGAGTTCAAAATCTAAATTACCTCTACCTGGCTGAAGCTCAAACAATAATACGCGTAAGAGCGTTGCGTTTGATATTCATGCATGCTATCTTAAACGCGTAATCAAATAATATTGGAACAATTAATGAAAACAGGCAATGAATTTTTACAGCAAGTAATGAGCAATGAGGGAATGAACCAGGTTGAGTTAGCGCGAAAGACTGGAGTGACTCAGCAAACGATTAGCAAGCTTATAAGTGGCGTGACTAAAACACCATCAAGGGTGACAGCTTTAAAGCTTGCTAAATTTTTTGAGGTAGCAACCGATGAAGTTTATCGATAATGGGAAAGGGGAATTAATAATGACTTTTGAATGGAACGACGATGCAAGCGACCGACTCAACCCGCCAGAATATCCTTTGATTGTTGAGACAATTACTCACTCACAAATATGCGACACATTAATCGACCACGATATTTTGTGGGAAGCATTTAGTGTGAATGGTGTGGCAGACCCTTATCCGAGTGGTGGAGGTTTTTACGAACGACGACAGAACGTCTTACAAACGGAACGCATTGCAGATGCAATTCTTTTGGCTGTTGCAAACACAGACTTTGAAACGCTTGGTGAGATTGTTTTTGATCAAGTGACTGAGTATGCAATCGGGATTATTGAAGGGCGTTCTTAAATTTCTTAAGGGGAAAGGTATGAATATATTAGAGCAAATTACAGAAGTGTTTTCTTCTGACAGACCACAAAACAGTGAGTATTTGCGTGGCTGGAATCACCGAATTCATAACCGCAAGCAAGATTTTAATTGTGCGGCAGTTGAATATCATGAAGGCTATGAAGATGCTCATGAAGCACTTAAACGTGGCGAGAACATAACCCGAATTGGTTTGGCTGCGAGGGCATCACAATGAAAAAGAACAACGTGCCTAAACTGGTGGGTGATGTTTTAAAAGAAATTGGCGAGACACCTGACACAGCTTGCTGGGAATTACCTCAAAATAAAACGCTTGTAGTCCTGCATAAAGCGCTTGAGCGAGTAGCCGCGCACAAGAAGATTACCTTTGATCCTCCAACCATCGTTGAGAGCGACATTAACTCAAAGAATGTTGTCATCGTTGTAACAGGTCATTTGGGTGACAAGTCTGAATGGTCCTTTGGTGAGGCTGCACCCTACAACAACAAGAACGCCTACCCCTTTGCGATGGCTGAGAAACGCGCTAAAGATCGCGTTATTTTAAAACTTGTTGGGTTGCATGGTCATGTCTACTCAGAAGATGAGGCTGATGATTTTAAAGAAGCTCGCCCTCCATCGATAAACGATGTCCCTGAAGATGGCACTGCACCAGCAAGTCTTTTAACTGATGACCAACGAGCCTTTTTCAATAAGTGCTTTAACAATCAAGACGCAATGTCCTTTAACGCATTCTTGTCAACCTTAACAGAAGAGCAACAAACAGACCTTTTTAGCGGCTTTGTTCCGGGGAAAATCACAAGCAACAAAAAGCTTTTTAGAAAGCTGGATAGTGAGGGTCTTATAGCTTGGCAAAATCTAACTAAAGATATGGAAAAGCTCCTTGATCAACAAGATGGTTTTGGGTGCTTTGAGGCTTTAGATGAGTTGAGTTTGCTTGAGAAGAATCATCTTAAAAAGCTTCTTGGCGAAACACTCACTGAGAAAGTTAGAGCATTAACTAAGACAGCAGCCGACCCTAAACCAAAACTTCAAAGCGTAAAAAGGAGCCAGCAATGAGCAAGATAGGAAACTATTTAATTGAAGCGGAAGAAAACGGAACGCTGGTTTATGACGGCTTTAAATACGTTGATCCAGATATGAATTACAAACAACTGTTAACAAGGGGAAAGACCATGAAAGAAGTGAACGAGTATGAAGACTTGACGGTAGAGGAAATGAAGGTCTATCAAGACAAAATTAGTGCTGAAATTCTTGCGCTTAAAATTCAGATAGCGGAAAAACGCGGAGCAATGGTAGCAATGAAACAAACGCACCAGGCTGACTTGGACAATATCGAAAGCCTATCAAGTCTAGATGGCTTTAAGGTTTTGCATTTTGACTGGGATTTATTTGAGTCGGACATCTTAAAGGAGCAATCAGCATGAATAAAGCAATAGATGCCAGCAACGTCGTTGACGGTTTAATGCTTGAAAGCTTAAAGCATAACTATGTCAGCTTTGTTGATGAATGGGGTTTTACGGAAGGGGAATCCAGACTGCACAGCCTATTTGGTGATGTCTGGTTGGTTAATAGAGATAGTGTATTTGAATGGTTTGGAAAGGAGCAATCAGCATGAGCGAGTATCAGCAGAAGGATAATGAGGGCGTTCTATTTAAGAACGATAAAAAAGAAACCGATTCACATCCTGATTATAAGGGCAGCGCCATGATTGACGGCACTGAGTATTGGTTTAGTGCGTGGATTAACACGAGTAAAGCTGGGGCTAAGTATATGAAAACCAGCTACTCGCCAAAGGAGCAAGTACACAACAACGGTATTGAGCAAGTTAGGTCTGCTGTTGCTGGTATGTCTATTACGGAGATGGAGCAGGATATTCCTTTCTGAAACCGTCCCCTTACGGCTTGGCTCACCGTACCCAACGAGCCGCTTAAAAGGAGAGAGAGACATGATCTACAAATGCGAAATCTGTGGTGTTTGGAGGGATGACGATTACAGCCCTGCTGAGTATTTAAAATTTAACAAGGTTGAAGAGCCTGTTTGTGATGATTGTTTTGCCGAACAAAGCGAGGACGAATAAATGGGAGATTTGATAATGGGTATATTTCTTATTGGATTTTGTATTGCCAGCGCAACGTATTGCTATTGCATCTTGAGAGGTGACTAATGTCTACAAAACAAAAGTGGTGGTCTTGGCACAATCAAAACCCTCATGTCTATCAGATGTTTGAACGCTTCACTCATAGGGCTATTGATGCTGGTCTTGTGCAATCAAGCGCCTGGTTAATCATTAACCGTATTAGGTGGGAGACTGCGTTAGAAACAAAGGGTGACAGCTTTAAGATCAGTAACGATTTCATCGCGTACTATGCGAGGTTATTCATGGCTTATAACCCGGAGCATGATGGGTTTTTTAGAACTAAGAAGATGAAGGATGAAAGCGATGCTAGTTAAATTCTGGCTGTCAGCTAACGATGTTGAAGAATTGACAGCGGCAAAGAGCCGATCGAAACAGTTAAAGGTCTTGGATTTTATGGGATATAGTTATAGGATTAGGCCAGATGGCTCTTTTGTTGTTCCAGTTGAGCAATTTCAAGAGCCGCAACTTAAAGCATATACTATGGATTTTGCATCACTTGGTTAATGAAAAGTTGAAACAGAACAAAAAATATCCTGAAAACTGGCGGTTAAGAAAACGCGGTGAAAAGGGTCAATTTGTTATTTGGTACAGAGTATCTAAATCTGTAGCACACCTCTGGGGTAATAAAATAGAGGTCAAGTTAGGCTCTGGCAAAACGCTGCAAATTGCAGAGAAAAAAGCCTTTGAGTTTTGGGCATCAAAAATATCTACCTCTGAAAAGCCTTACACGCTAGGCGCATTGTTTACACGCTATCAAACACAAGTCATACCTACCAAAGCGAAACAAACTCAAAAAAGCAATCTGCAATCAATGACGCGGTTGAGGTCAGTCTTTGACCCAGATCAGCCAGTAATAAACTTTAAAACGCATCAGGTATTTCAATACAGAGATTATGTCCATCACAATTTAAGCGCTAAACGTGCAAACCTTGATCTTGAAGTTTTGTCGCATATGTTTTCTAAAGCAATAGAATGGGGTTGCGAAATACAACATCCCTCTAAATCTATTGTTGGCAAGATTCCGATTCCTGATCGAGATAGATATGTAACTGATGACGAATTAGATTGTTTGCTTGAGGTCTGTAATGCGCTTTTAAAGGCTTACATTCCTTTCAAGATGGCAACAGGAAAAGACAAGTCAATGCTGCTTAGAATTAAATTAAGCGACATTACAGAGGACGGCTTAAATTTTCCAAAAAGAAAAAAGACGAAAGGTAAAAAGGGAGGCAAGGCATCGTTTCTGCCTTTTGTGTATCAAGGTAAATCAACCGGGTTAAAAGAGATTATTGATAACATTATAATCTGGCGAACTAGGTGGCTTAAAATACAATGCTTTTATCTGTTTGCAAGCTCATCTGGTCAGCCTTTAGTTAATAGCGATGGTGAAACAAGCAATTTTGATGCCCAATGGCAACGCGCTATGGCTAAAGCTATAAAAGAAACTGAGCTAACAGAAAAATTCCAAGAGCGCGACCTAAGAGCAAAGACTGCATCAGACGTTGAATCAGCTGAACACGCTGCTAAACTATTACAGCATCACAGTACCGCAACAACCAACCGCGTTTATCGTAGAAAGCCAGAGATTGTAATACCATTTCAGCGTTAAAATTTGCCCCACAGAAAAACTAATGCCGCGCTATATATAGCCTTTAAAGCCACTCACATATGTATTGCTTGGGGCAATTATTTTAGTAAGTGATTGATTTATATAAGGTTAATCGACTATTTGCAAGTGGCTTCGAACCACTTGGTCGGGGGTTCGAATCCCTCCGGGTGCACCATTCTCACTGCGCTGTAGCGATTTAGCAAAACCAAGATTGCCCCATGAAATCAAGATTGCCCCATGATTAAGTGTTATTTACTTTTTTATTTTCTTTTTTTTCTTAGCTTTTCCTAACTGTTTATAAGCCATATCTCTAGCCTCTATTTACCTTTTAGTTTCATAATTTTGTCAGCGCCTTTAATTCCAAAGGAAGCGGTCACGCCTACGCCAAGCATGTAGGAAAACCAATCTGGCAATAGCTCAAGTGTTTGCAGCCCATACTTAACGCGCTCAATAATTTCAGGGTTGTCAGTCATAGCTCCATACATAATCGCAATGACAGGCGATGTTAACAGCACAATCAGATATTCATCTTTCCAAGATTCGCCCGAAGCGCTAGCCATCTTTGCTTCCCAATCAGCATCGCTTTGGATAACGCTCATCTTAGCCTGGTGCTTTGCTTGTTTCTCTTCTGACTTGTTTTTTAAATAGCCACCGACAAGGTTTGCCACTGGCGATATGAGTGCTTGAAGCATTTTGTTTTCCTATTTAAGTGGGTTGCTTATGTAATCCATCCCATCCCAAAGTTGATTTATCTCATTCTGAATTGACTTCAATTTTGCATCAGTTTTCGATACGCTTTGAGTAATAAGCTCGGCCTTTGTCACTGTACCTTTCATGGCCTCAATCGCTTTTTCAAGGTCTTGAACATTGTCATCAATCAGCAACAACTTAGTCTGCTGCTCCGCTATGGTTGCCAGGTTGACACCCAAAGCACTTAGCTTTCCCTGTAACTGCGATACGTCATTAGCTTCTAACTCTGCTTGGATTAATTTAATCGCGCTTAAAAGTTCTTGTTTGTCAGCTATGATCTGTTCTTGAATTGGAGAAATGTCGGGTATGTGGCGAGACTCAACAGACTCTAAGCGTCCGTAAAGGCTACTGGCAGTCCAAACGCCACCGCCCAGAGTAGTTGCAAGGCTGAGAAGTATGGCGATATATACACCCTTAAAGCTTGTGCCGCCTATTGTTAGCTCTGTTTCTGCTAAACTCATCCGCCACTTTCCTCGCAATCAGTTTGTGTCATAAAGCACGAGAAGCCCAAAAAAGTTGGCCCGGTAAGGTACAGCGCACTTGTCTCTCCAGCAGTCAGAATGTCTGCGCTAGATACATAGAGATTAATGTTAAATGCATCTGATCCATTTACATAAATACTAGTTGCAGGATTACCAGAATTCCAAGCAATGTTGACCGATTGGGTGGCCGCGCTGTAACTTAAAGTATTAGATTCAACGGTAGTGTTGTTGTCCATCGCGCCTTGATCTAAGAAAGCAACAGCGTCTGCATTAGATGCCACGGCTAAGAAAGCGCCAGCGGAATTAGCATGCGACTCAATATCATCAAGAGATTGGTTATAAGTATCAGCATCAGCTTGGTCTATCGTCAGAGCATCAGTGTTGTTGGTGACATATTCTTGGACTGCGGCTTGCTCGTCGGGCGTTGAGGCAGAAGCTGACAGCTCAGAAACCTCTTGGACAGCCAGCATTTGAATAACGACACTAGTAAATTCTGAAATGGCTGCATTCATGGCCTGTATTTCTGCGTTCGCTTGATCTTCCAGATAAGTTTGCGCTGAACCATAGGGTAAAAAGTTAACCATCCCAGTCAGTGCGTCATTGTAAGCGGTTACTTGACCAGCAGAAATGTAAGCTGTCCCTGCCATTGAACCGTCTGATATGCCCGATCCAGTGTAAGCATAACCTTGCGCTGCCCCAGACATTAAAATACCAGTGTTGATTTGGTCAACAATAGCAGCAGAGGCTTGCAGTAAGCTGTCTAATTCATTCGACTGTACGCCTAAACTTGTCGCTAACAGACTCGCCATTATCACTTTCTTCACTATTGCTTTCATCGTCAACTACCCCTATTCCTAGTATTGAGTTATAAAATTGTTGGGTTTTGGTGAACCTTGCTACTGGTGGGCGCTTTGACCATGTAGCACTGACACGCATATTCACTTCTCCGTAATCTGGAATATAGAGAGTTGGTTGCATCTTCATCAACAAGAAAGCCCGCTTACCAACGACTAGTCTGCCTTTTGATAGCAAGGGACAAGGTGTTGAAGAGACAAACAAAGCTCTCCACACCTTATCGTCCTCGCACATCCTGGCGATGGCGGCAATTTTCATTCCTAAATCACTAAGCACCTTGCTGTCCCTTCGACGCTGGCAGCCTTCATCTACCTTATACCCACCTTTTGAAAGTCCAATTAGCCCGGTCTGGATTGAACTTCCGCTACCCATCAAGCATGTTTCCATGCCATTGCTCATGTAAGTCGGTGCGACTGCCGTCATCACTGGAGTGTCAGAACTAGACCCGGCTCCGTTGTAGGTATTAGAAACTGAATCATCTTTACTATTGTTATTAGATGAGACAGTGCTGTTATTGGTTGATGTGTTCAAGCTGCCTGTTTGAGTATTCTCCGAGTCGTTGTCATCACCCATCGGTTCCGATTCTTGTGCTGTACAAACACAAGAAAAACAACAGACTAAGATAGTTTTGGTAAAGACATTCACTAAAGCTAAACCGCTTCGGCTTGGACTTCTTCAACTTCCTTGACACTCTCGGTTATAGCGTTTGCATAAGCTGAGATAAGTACTTTCTTTTCGTCCAACAACATCTGCAATTCACCCGCTTCATTTCTTAAAGCATTAACGCGCTTAACATGCACCTGGGCTACTTCTGACAAATCATCTTCTGTGTATTCAACATCATCAATATTAATCATTTTTGTTCCTGTTTTAATGGTTAGTTTTATTTAGCTTTCTTGGCTTTAGCAGTCGGGGTCTTTTGCTTGGCGGTGTCATTAAGAAAAGCAATCTGCTCCATTACCGGGTAGATGTATTTACTTAAGAACGCATCGTCTTTGGGGGTGTTAGTTTGTGAACAGATGATTGATGCGATGGTTACTAAGGATGTTGCCAGTACATATAAGTCTAATAAATATGCCATAATATTTCTCCTATGATGCGGTGTATCCGTTTCCTGCTGAGATAGCTGACGTTGTTGCTGTCATGCTCTCACTGCCCCAATCGCTCTTAGCTTTCATAAGC